GTCCAAATTTCCAAGTGCCTTACGATCCTTATTGTACATGTTAGCCGCCTGGTTCGCCTTCATAAACGAGAATGGCATTGAGCCCAGTCCTGCATACATCGCCGCCTTTTCAGGATGCCTTGACCCTGTAAGCTTCGCCGTTCCGTATCCAAGCATACTCTGCTCAACCGCACTTCGAAGCATAGGGTTTTTTATTCCACCTAATATTCCTGTGATGCCCAAGTGAGGCATCGCCCAGCCCAGCGCCATAGGCATTGCCATCTGCACTAGGGGGTTCTTCATTAAGTCACTAAAAAATCCCATGTTATACCGCCTGTTGTGATGCTAGCCAGTCATTGGCTGCACTCTCACTAATCCTGTCTCTTATTTTCTTCCATGTTTGCCATAAACCTGATGTCTCATATTCACCCGGCAATGCTCCCATTATTCCTTCCAGTCCAGGCTGTCTTTCACTTGATATTCCACTTTGATTAAACATTCGTCCGGTGTCTGAATCAGCTTTACCATAATACTTATCATTCCAATCTTTGTAGTCTTGATTAAAATATTCTCCAGGAAGCCAGTCCCAGTCAGGAGTCACAGCATTTAAAATATCGGTATACCCAACATTTCCTGTGTCTAATCTATTAATTAATCCACCAAGCCCAGTGGTGTCACGTTCAGGCCTAGGGCCCACATTGATATCATAATAGTCTTTCCCTCTCATGTTTCTTCTGAACATTCTACCCTGATCATCCGTATGAATTGTTCTATTGGCATGACTAGGGTGGTGAGGATTGTTTGACGCGTATTCGGCCCTGTATGGTGCCCGATAATTTTCGTATCTTACATCAACTCCAGGTGGTCCGCCAGGAAAGGCACGTGAATATTGTTTGCCAACATTCGCCCTCTCCATGTTGCCGCCAAATCTTGGATCTCTTCTATCTGCCATTAAACTTTCCCTACCACTCCTTCTAATAATTTGTGAATCGCTACCTTGACTAGCACATCCTGTCGTATGTGATGTGACTGTGTGGCAGTTGCAGGATCGGCAACATCGTCATCAGCTTCCTTCGCTGACCCGTATTCCTTACCTGTTTCGGTGTTAGTAATAGTGATTTCCGCGGGGACAACAACCTTGGGTACTAGTTCCCCATTGATCTCCACATGTTCTATTACTGCATCATCATTTATAGGCATAATCTCTCCTTATAGCAAGTATTATCTGCTTTATCAACCATTATGATATCTCCAGTATTGCCAAGTACACGTTCACCGGTTGAGCATCATTGTTAATCTTAAGTATGTCTCCAGCCTCCATAACTCCAATGTCACTGGAAGCCAAATAAAAGAAGGATTCCGTGGCCTTATCAGTAACTGTTGCATTGGTGCTGAGTATTGTTGAATTTATCTTAAGGCTAATTGCAGCTGATCCTCCTGAATTATTATATGCCCACGCAGTTTTAACCAATGTGGTTGTCTCGGCTGGAACAGTATAAATTGTTGCATCCCCTGTGGTTGTAACGGTAGTCATAACTTTTTTATAATTGTTGGCCATTTAATTTAAGTACCATGATAGTGCCTCATCTTCGTTCTTTAATTGTTCTGGGGTATATGAAGAATTCAGAAGCTGAATTAGTTGATCCAGTGTCTGAATCATCTGATTGATTTGTTCCTTGCTGTACTCATCCTGCGCAGCTGGAAGTCTTGGTATATTTATCTGTGCCATTATATTCCTGGTCCTTTGTTTTGTTGATGTTGATAAGTCGCAAGTCCAGCTAGTCCTGCACCTGGGCCATATGCACCTAGATTAGGGTTTATAGTAGCATAAGCCATAGGATTGGTCGATTGTGGCATGTTTGGTGGATAACTTATTAAATTACCACTTTGAAATGGGTTTGTTTTAGGTCCCGGTGGTTGAAGATTGTTTAACGTAGGAGATCTTGGTTGGAGATCCTGCATAGCTCCTTGTGGATTACCATACGGATCCAAAGTTCCACCCATTTTTGATCCTAAAGTAATTGGTGTTTCTGAAATACTCCAAGGTCCATCAGCAAAAGTACCTCTTGGGTCAGCGTAGTATCCTTCACCGGTAAAGAAATCAGAGAACCCCTGCGTGAATCCTGCCGGTCCTCTTCCCATCTGTTCGTTGTGCGTCTGTCCTCCGTAAGCTTGAGCCAGTTGAGCTTGTAAATTTCCTGTTTGTTCATTCCCCCACTGGTCTGTTGTAATTCCCTGCGGATCAAAATTAAATCCTGTATTCTGTGCCGGTGGAAGGGATTGAATTCCCCCCATAGGTTCCGTGGTTGTTAATGGGTTGGGTGCAGTATTTCCAGTATAAACTGGATCAACTGTTTCCTGTCCTGGAATTTTAAAATTCTTAAATTGGTCTGTTAGTCCTGCTATTCCTGTTTCAATTTTTCCCAGACGTGATTCCAGTCCTTTGAAATCATAGGGTTGATTATATCCTTGCTGTCCAAATCCTTGACGAGCGGTGTTCATACCAAAAGGACTGTACATTATCGCATCCCATCCGGCTGTACGTCAGCACGGTATGTGCCATATCGCCACGCCGTATCAATTGCCGAACTTGTAATCTTGATTGCACCTTGCCTACCTCTAGCTCGAGTATCCACCTTAGTGGTAGATGTAGTGACAGCGAAAGGACCATTGGTAACAGTGCTGCTTGCAGGATACAGTTTGAAATCAAGTTCAACGTTGACCGTTCCTGATAAATTTTTAAAGTCAGGAATAAATCTCTTAATTGACATTAATCTTTCCCCTGCTTGAGGTATAACAAATTCACCTGATTTTATTTCCGCACTTAATGCTGATCCATCAGCATTTTTTCCATTTTCCTGGGAGTGCATAAAACTTCTTCCGTCTGTAAGTCCTGTGATAGTACTTATAGTTGCTGTTGAAGATGTTGCATTGTATTCTGTTGCGTAAGGGTATTGATACACACCTTTATCGGCCCATGAAGAACGAGACAAAGTTCCATTATACCAAATCTTTTCTGCATAATTATAAGTTGCCATTCGATCTATGACTGATGATCCACTTGAAGGATAAAACCAAGTACACTCATTGAACTCACTGTTCAATGCGGCAAAGGTGTCTTTTTGTGAAGCCTCGTCAATATCCTTAAACACATGATCTTCTATGGAACATGGAATCTTTTGAACCGAACCATCAAACATAAAGAATGAATCAGTACCCATCCAGAAAGCTCTTCCATTACTCTCTACTGTTGAGTGTAATCCACATGCTCCGCATGCAGATCCTAATTGTGAAAATCCAAATGTAAATGGAGCACCAATCAATTGCATTTGATAGAGAGCTGTATCAGTCCAAATCAAAACGGCACCACGTGAACGTTCAGCGGCTACCAGTTTACTTCCATCGGTAAGCCTTTGTGTTCCTGCAGTATTCGTTGCTGTTGGTGTCCAGTCATTAACACTTTCCTGATCACACCACCTGATGAACATATCGTCTCTTGAAGTTGGAGTTCCAATAGTTGTCTCTGTGCCCAAGCATATAACATGCCTGTCAGTACCGGATACAATCATGAACCTACTAGATGTAGGGGCATTAGATACAGTTGTATCTACTGCTCGTTGTACAGTTGTAGTGCTCGCTGAAGTGTCCCAGTAATAAAGTCCACCATTAAGTTGTTGTGCCAATACATCTTCACCCCAGTTATCGAGTGACCATTTACCTGAATCCAATTGAACACTGTTAGGTGCAGCCAATGATGCACGGGATTTTCCCCATCCCGGTCCGCCACTGACTCCTCCCCACGGTCCTGCTCCCCATCCATAACCTAATATGGACGTGGCCGGATTGGTATTGATTTGGTATTCAGCTGTCGCTGATCCTCCTGTACGGCCTGTTCCACCCTCAGTTCCTTTGGATGTAATAACATAAACAGATGTTGAAGTTACTGATTGAATTTCGAATTCACCCTCAAGTTGAGAAGCAGTTATTGAACTGCTACCAGGAGCCGTAGCTGAACTAATAGTTACAAAATCTCCTTCAATAGCTCCATGGGTCGCGTCAGTTACACTGACATTACTTGAAGAAGCAGTTGTTTCAAACTGGGTAATGGCGTCCCCTGTAGATCTTATAGGTGTAATGTCATACCACGATCCATTCTGGTATACATAAAGTTTCTTGTTTGTTCCTGTGATTGCGTATTGATCGCCATCGAGAGAGAACCATGTAATGATTCCCCTTGCTGCTCCTACGAGCGCATCGGATGTAACCTTAGCCCATCCTCCTATCTTTTCTGGAAGTCCATAACGAAAACGAACGTTGTCCGTATTGGTCCAACGTCCTTCTGCACCGTACTCGGTGGATTGTTTGTCTACACCCGGAGCTACTTGTACTTTAAT